ATCCAAATTAACGGATTACTTCAGAGAAAAATCAGTTATAGTTCGTTCTTCTCGCTTAATAGATGAGTTATTTACATTTATCTATATGAATGGTAGAGCTGAAGCTATGAAGGGTTATAATGATGACTTGGTGATGGCATTTTCAATTGGATTGTGGGTTAGGGATACTGCATTAAGATTAAGACAAGAAGGTATTGATTTGACTAAGAGTGCAGTAGGTGGTATTACATCAAATACTTATAATGGTATTTATGGTGGCGGTGGTGGTATGGATGATAACCCTTGGAAAATGAGAGTTGGGGATGGTTTTGAAGATTTATCTCAATGGTTGTAGTGTTTTGATATTTTACGATATTTATGTTATATAATGTCAAAATAGAAATTCTATGATTAAATTAACAAATATCCTAAAAGAAGATGAGTATGTAGATAATGCATATTCTTTGGGAGATACTCCAACCGACAATCCAATTGATGATTATGATGAATTGGATGTTGAGCAAGAAGATATGGATGATTTTATCAACTATCTTAAAGTATATTCAACTCAATTAGAAGAAGCAAATTGTAATTGTGTGTATGAAGCAGAATATCAGGGTAGAGAAGTAAAATTAGGTAAACCATCTCAAGGTGATGTTAAAAAGTTTAAAGTTTATGTTAAGAACCCAAAAACAGGAAAGGTAATTAAGGTAAATTTTGGAGATAAAACAATGAGAATTAAAAAGTCTAATCCAGAAAGAAAAAAATCTTTCAGAGCAAGACACAATTGTGATAATCCTGGTCCTAGAACAAAAGCAAGATATTGGTCTTGTAGAAAATGGTAATAAATTATGGCAGAAGAAATAATAGATGATAGAAGTTTTTTTGGTAGGTTAAAAAAATTATTCTCAACCCAAGCTATCGTAACCGTTGATAAAGATGGTAAGCGTAAGGTTGTGGATACTGATGACCGCCAGATGAATACAAACTTCGTAAATCTAAGAGATAGATATACAAAGTTACAAAGGTCTTATTATGAGACTAATCAGGGTGCACAATCAATGGCATATCATCAAGTTCGTAGAGAACTTTTTAGAGATTATGATGCTATGGATAATGACCCTATTATAGCATCGGCATTAGATATTTACGCTGATGAATCTACTACAAAAAATGAATATGGTGATGTATTACAAATCAAATCATCAAACGAAAATGTAAGTGCAATACTTCATAACTTATTTTATGATGTAGTTAATATAGAATTCAATTTATGGCCTTGGGTAAGAAACTTGGTAAAATATGGTGATTTCTTTTTAGCATTAGAAATAGCAGAAGGTAAAGGTATTATTAATGTAACTCCATATTCTGTATATAATACGGAGAGATTAGAAGGTACTGACCCAATGAATCAAAACTATGTTAAGTTTAAGGTTGAATTAGACAGATTTGGTAAAAAGGAATATGAGAACTATGAAATGGCTCACTTCCGTTTATTATCAGATACAAACTTCCTTCCATATGGTAAGGCTATGATTGAAAATGGTCGTAGAGTTTGGAAACAATTATCTTTAATGGAAGATGCGATGTTAATCCATCGTATTATGAGAGCACCTGAAAAGAGAGTGTTCAAAATTGATATTGGTAATATTAACCCGCAAGAGGTTGATAACTATATGCAAAAGATTATCAACAAAATGAAAAAAACTCCATTTGTTGATAAAAATAGTGGTGATTATAACTTAAAATATAATATTCAGAATCTTACTGAAGATTTCTTCTTACCTGTTAGAGGTGGAGATAGTGGTACTGCTATTGAAAATTTAGCTGGATTAGAATATGCAGCAGTTGAGGATATTGATTACTTAAAAGCTAAACTATTTGCAGCATTGAAAGTTCCAAAGGCTTACTTATCCTATGATGAGAACGTTAATGGTAAAGCTACATTGGCTGCAGAAGATGTTCGTTTTGCTAGAACTATCGAAAGAATTCAAAGAACAATCGTTAGTGAATTATATAAGATTGCAATTGTACACTTAGCTGGACAAGGTATTGATGATGCTGAAATGACAAACTTCCAACTTACTTTAACTAACTCATCTACAATATATGAGCAAGAGAAAGTAAACTTATGGAGTGAGAAAGTTAGATTAGCAACCGATATCAAAGGAATGAATATGTTATCTACTGATTGGGTATATCATAACGTATTCAGTATGAGTGAGGATGAAATGGATATGGAAAGAGCTAAGATGGTATTAGACCTTAAGGATAGATTCCGTTATAACTCAATCGAACAGCAAGGAGAAGACCCAGCAAACCCACCACAACAACAAAATGTAGAGGAGGAAATCCAAAAGATGAAGCAGGAGATTGTGGATAATGAAGGTGGAAGGCCAAGGGAAGGAAATACATATGGTAAAGATAAACATCCATATGGTAGAGACCCATTGGGTAACAAAGAAAATGAGAAAGAACGTAAAAGAGAAACTCGTTCAATCGAATCAAGTAAAAAATTAGCACGAGAATATATCAATGGAATTTCGGCAAAAAAGAGGATTTTAAGTGAAAAATCACAAAAATCAGACCTTTTGGATGAAAATAATCTGTTGGATGACAGTAAATTTTAATAAACATTAAAAAGTTTATATTTATATGTGTTAGTTTATAGATATAGGTTAAATTATAGGGAAATAAATGAAAAAAATAAAACATTCTAAGGTTAAGAATACCGGAGTGTTGTTTGAGCTTTTAGTAAGACAAATAACATTAGAAGTACTTAATGGTGATAAGACTGAGAACGCAAAAAACATTGTAAAAGAATTCTTTGCTTCTGGCACTGAATTAAATAAAGAATTACGTCTTTATGATTTACTATTAAAAGAAAAATACAATTCTGAAAGTAAAGCAGAAATGTTTGTTGATACTGTATCACAAGCTCATTCTAAATTAAACGAAGGTAAACTTGCAAAAGAAAAATATAATCTTATTAAGCAAATTAATGAGAAATTTGAATTAGAGCAATTTCTTTCATCCCCAATAACCAATTATAAGGTATTGGCATCTATATATAAAGTTTTTGAATCTAAAAAATCCGAAAACTATGATATTAAAGATGTATTCAATTCAAAAGTAACCTTAATTGAAAATATTATAGCTAGACCATCTATAAAAACTAACAAAGTAGAAGATACTAAGCTAATCGAATCATATAAGCAACAAGATAAAGACCTAAGATTATTAACCTATAAAATACTTGTTGAAACTTTCAATAAAAAATATACTAACTTAGATAGTAATCAAAAGAATTTGTTAAAAGAATATATTAACAACATCTCAAATACATCTAAATTTAAAGATTATCTTTCAGTAGAATTGCCAAAAATTGTAGCTGAATTGAAATCAATCAAATCTAAAATCCAAGATAAAGTAACTACTATTAAATTATCTGAAACTATTTCTATTTTAGAAAAGATGAAGATGGGTAAGAGTATATCCGATGGACAAGTTTCATCTATCATGCTTTCGTATGAGTTAATTAAAGAATTAAAATCTAAATTAAAATAATGGAAGCTAGATTAAAAGAGATAATCAGAACTATTGTTAGAGAAATCCAATCTGAAAAGGAATTGGAAGAAATGACTGGAACTGGTGCGGTTGCTGGGTATGATACCCCTGCTGCATTTTCTAAGCCTGGTCAAACTGCAAAGAAAAATAAAAGATTAGCAAATGTGACTGGTGGTGAAGTTGTTGATGATTTAGAAGAAGGAATAACAAGTAGTGCCGGTGCACCATTTTCAAAACCATCTGATGTTGCTGGTAAAAACGCTAAATTAGCTAAATTATCTGGAGCAACTGTTGTTGGTGAAGAAAAGGACTGGTTAAAAAATGATGTTCCTGCTAATTCTAAAAAACCATTAGAAATTAAACCAACTGCAACTGATTGTAGTGATTCTGGTGAAATTGCAGATAAGAGTGGTATGGTATTGGCAAAAGCTGATGATGAAGCTAGTTTAAACGAGAATCGTTGGTTAGCAATTAAAAATGAAGATGGTTCACCTAAAGCTAAAATGAGTAAAGGTATAACATCTATCAAACAGCAATTAGGTGAAGTTGAGAAATTTGTTAATTGGTACTCTAAGATAAAAAATGAGAACGGAGTTAAAAAAGATGATTATTATAAAAGAACTCATAAAAGTTTACATAAAATAAAAGAAAGATTAATGAATCTTTCAGAAAAAATTAGAACTTTATAATATGCCAGCACAATCAAAAGCACAACAAAGATTTATGGGTATGGTTCATGC